ACCTTCGCCAATCGCTGTTTTTGCAACTTTTCCGCCCACAATCGGGCCTGCCGAAAAGTCATAGCCGAGTGAGTCTGGCCAAAACAATGGGCAACGTACCGCAATTCCGTGCGTTCAATTCGCATCGCAGAATCGGAGACTTGGACCCACTCACGACTCCCAAGGATCCGCCAGAGCAAATGGGGTTTTGTTTCCACCCATTTGTACTTCATTTCAAACATCCGTTATCTCCTATGCTCAAACCAGTTTTGAAACAGTGAGCCGCAGCCTCGTGCTTAACTTGATTGGCACGAAAAGCAGCCTGCGACAGATCCGGGCCCATTTCGAACCAAATGGGATCGCGCTTCATTTCATCCAATAATTCAGAGATCGCTTTCGTGATTTTCTGAATCAAAATATCTCGGTCATTCGGCAGGACTCTCATGGCACCTCCAAAGTGTGGTGAACTAACCATGAAAACATCCTAACAAACCTGTCAACACAACGATTTCAGTACCTCTTGGCCGCTTCGAGATCGCAAAGAACCGCGTTTCCGTGATACTTCTGCTTCGCCAAACGATTGTACTCTATAGCCGCAGCAACAGCCGTTCGGTAAGTTCCGTATCGTTTCATTTCAAAATTGACGCAATAAACCCCGGCCCTTTCACGCAAGATACCCACCAGCCCGCCCCTTCTTTCCTTCGCCCTCGCTTGGTTCAGCAAAAATGGCGTTTTTCCGTTGCCAATGGCCGCAACAGTGCCAGGCGTCATCAGGTCAAGTTCTTTTTCAGTCGGAATTTCCGCGCCCCCGTGATAGAACTTGTAATCAGAGGCCGCCTTGATTCGTGTCTGATAAGCCTGAACCTCGGTCATGATTCACCCCACGTCATACATTCCTCAACAACGATTTTAACACTGTCCACATCGGCCCAAACCTTGGTGGCTTGCTGAGAGACAACCTGACAATCATCATGCCAGCAAACGCCCTGCAAAGCGTCCTCAGTGCACCGGATCAGTTTGGTCGTATCCGGCTTTTGAGTGTGCAAAGTCGGCGCTGAACGCTTCAAAATCGAAGCGTTTTTCCCGGTCCCGTAATGCGATTTCGGCCGCGCAAACTCAAATTGCAACGACAACCGAAACCCGTTCCGAGTCGGAGTGATCCGTTCCGCAGCCGCCGCCCTGGTGGCCACCAACCGAACAAACGACTGCCAAGAATCCTTGTTTTTCGCCGTATCGACCACACAAACCCGCCCGGTGTGCTTATTGACAAAAGCCTTTTTCGACCCGCTTGGCGAGGCTTTCCCCTGAACGGTGAATTCGAGATTGATTGGCATCAAATCGGCCTCCAGTGTGTGACGGGTTCATCGCAACCTTTGCAACCTTTACTATCGACGCGCTGAGTGTAACGATCCCATACAGGCGTGATGATTTTGCGCCAAATTGGCTCGCCTTCCTCTGACCATTCGCCGAGATAGCCAAAACCCTCTAAACCGTTGGAGAGGCGTATAATAACTGCCACGCCTAAAGGCGGCAGCGTTGCCGGATCGGCAGTAATTTCGGTCCATTGCGGAGTCGTCAGATTGTAAGTCGTCAACGCCGCAGCCTTGGCCTCGCCAGTCAACGATGCGATAAAATCAAGCGGTGTCATTTGTCGGCTCCTCGTTAGCCTGAATCTTGTTGATCAGGGCTAGTAGTAGAGTCGTGGGGATAGTAATCTTTTCACGCTTGTGTTGTATCTGATAGGTTGCAAGACGCTTCCAACCATCAACAACTTCTGGTGTTAGCAGTTCTTTCTCAGGCTGTGTCATTATCTGGATCCTCAGTCATCGCAAAGATTGCAATCTGATCTTCGCACGCCCGTTTCGCCTGTTCCAGCTTCAAAAAGTTGCCCAGTTGCGTCTTGTAATCACCTCGCTCAAAAAAGTAAATCGCAGCGTAATATTCGGCCCCGGATATCCACACCCGGCCTTGCATGTTCCCCACAGTAATCCGCCACGATTCGCCGTCAATCGTGTCCCATTTGTGCTTGTTCATCCCGCCACCTCTTTCAACTCGATGACAAAAGAAAAGTCTCGTACCCGGTCCGAAAAGTTCAAATCGGTTGGCTCACGAAAGCCCTTGAATTTCGGCATCCAAACCAGATCACCCGCCAGAATTCGCCCAAAGGGCTTGCGCTGATATCCAGCCGGTATTTGTTTTTCGATCCGCTCTTTTGATTCAACGATCATCGGCCACCTCCCATTCTTGTTCGTAACGCTGACAATCGGCCACATAAGCCACACCTTTGACACCGTCGTTAGCCAGCCCGTGACTATATGTGACCCTCCAAACCACCTTGCCGTCATCTTCGAGTATCACCGCCTGGCCATGGTACGGAGGCATCATTTGGCTACGAGTCGATTCCCGAAATAACCGATAAGGAATGTCTCTGTGACAGAGTCCAGACAACTCGCAAGCCTTCCTCGTCACAACCACCAGCCATTCGTGTTTATTGATCACTCCCAGCCCCTTTCATCCCCATTGTGATAAGCAGCAAAAGCCAATTCGTGTTCGTTGACGCTTGCAGGCAAACCACCAACCTGGGCGTTCTTGGTGTTCACCGCAATCGGTTTTGCCGGCTTGAACAGTTCTGGCAATTTCGCCAGAAAACGGAGTTTGAATATCCGGAAAAATTCGTCGCGATCTTCCATTTCCAGACCGTGACGCTTCTGCCACAATTCCAATCGCTCATTTTCGTGCTGGTGGAAAAGCATCACAGCCTGGCGAACGCTGGACTCGGTACGAGCCGAATGGTGAGCAGTCGCATTCTTTGCCCCGTTCAGCCGCTCCGATAGAGCCGCCCCCGTATCGCACATGCAAACGACCGAAACGAGCAGCTTGGGATTGCGGGGGTTGTAACATGTGGCCATTCCTTGATCGCGACAGTACGCACACTCTCGTTTTCCCGTCCGGTCGGCTTCCTCTTCTTTGATCACAACCGATTGAGCAAAAGCGATGCGGGAAAATGCGGGAAAGATTTTTTCCATACTCAAACTCTCGTTTTCCGCCGCAATTTCGGAGAGGATCGACCTGACCTGCGAAACGGTCAACTTGCACCGTTCCACCAGGTGCCGCCAGCGCGTCTGTTCATCTTTCGAAGGCATTTGATCGATATCAAAATGCTCGAAACACTCTCGAATCGCAATCATTGCAATGTCACTGGACGTCATCTTTAACCTCCTCAATCAGCTTTTCCAATTTAAATCGATACGATTCCGAACTTCCAGCTCGCTCCAGTGTAAACAACTTGTCAAGGCAACGACTTTTAGCCGAAATCGACCACTTCGCATCGGCAATTCGGTTGCTGATTTCCCTGAAAACCAGCTCATACGCATCGGCCTGCCGTGGCTTTGGTTGAAGATTCGGAATATGACTGACAGCCGCCGAACTGTAACCGTTCGTTTCCGGCTTAGGCTTTTCCACAGGCAATTTCCTAAAAATGCCCCAGGCATACGGGCCACCCTTGCCGCCACCTTTGCTGTGCACCCGAGCCAGCGTCTCCTTGACCCTCCAATCGGATAAAAGGATGTTTTGGAACTGCACTTCGCCAATCCAGCTTTCGAGTTGCAATTGGGTTGCCATTCGGATCACGTCCGGTGGTGCTTCCTGCTTCGGTTCGGTTGGAGGCAGCGTAGCGTTGGAAACAGACACACACTCACTCACATCGTCACCCCCGCGTTCTGTTTGTTGTTTAGATAGATTGTTAAGAACTGTTGTTCCTATATGGGGGTTGTTAGGGGGGAGGACGCATATCGTCCGCCCCCCCGGACGCTCAGCGTCCGCCCCCCCGGACGTTTTGCGTCCGCCCCTCTGGACGTCCTCCGTCCCCTCCGGACGTTTTGCGTCCTCTGTACAATCGTTCATCAACAGTAAGAAATATCGTTGGCCACGATCGGTGTATTTTCGGCTGATCAAACTTAATTGTTCGGCCCTCAATAAATCCGAACGGACCCGCCTGGCATCTTTATTTAAAATGCCTGCCAATTTCTCGTTTGTCAGATAGCAATGATCTTGCTTATCTTTATGCAGAGCCAAAACCATGATGGTACGCAAGGCCGCGTCACCAATATCGGAGATGATCCAAAATTCCGGTACAAAAGCCTTGCGCATCAGTTTAACCTACAACCTTTTTGAGTATCTCGAAAGCGCGAACGCTTCCGGCTTTCGCCCGCGCAACAAGATAGATATCTATGTCGTCACACGGACTTTGTAAATTTCTGTTGGCGATGGTCGCGAAATCGTATTCCTGGACTATGATCTTATCACGAATTGGGTTTTTATTTATATCAACAAAAACCTGTGACAACGACTCGAATTTCTGGCCAAATCCCCCAGCTCCAACTGACAAGGATTCCTTGACAGTTCGACGCGGTGAACGCCTGCGGGGAACGCCCTCAGCGTCCAATAGATCCGCAACCGTTTTCCGGAGCCAAGATGTCATTGGGTATCCATAACCTTTACAAAGGCTGGTGACGGTCGGTGGAGCACCTTGCAGGTTCGCTCGTTTTGCGTGATTCAAAATTCGATGTGCGATCATGTCCGGAAATTTCATTCGATCAACTCCCAAACATGGTTGGTGGAATCACAGCGCTATCGCCTGAATAGAGTTCCAACACGGATATTTCCAACAAAATCGCATCGCAATCCCGCTCCTGAGCTTTGGATTCATGAAGCAATCCCGATGATTTGCTTGCAAAACTGGCCTTTTGAGCCGCTCGCATCAGTTTGATTTTCGTCAATAATTTATCCATAAGCGCCCGGCGCTTATCAGAGTGAGTTCGTACCGCCATAAATCACGCACTTTCTAACGTTGGTTGTTCGATCGCGAATTGGCTAAATTGCCGCATCGCATCCGGCTGAACTTTCACCGCAACTTCGCGACGATGGATTTCAACATTTTTTGGAGCCTGAATACCGATCCGGACCTTATCGCCACGGATTTCGGAAATCAAAATTTCCGCAATTTTGACCCCGTCAATAAACAGGTCAATGAATTCATCCTTGTGTCTTGAAAATACGAGCATCGTTGCAACCTCCTTGATGATGTGAGTGCCGGGGGTGTATGAATCCCCCGGCGCGAGTATGACCAGCCAACGCCCCCATTAATCAAGTGACCCTGCCCGACTGCAAAGCCGGAAAAACAAGGTCGGAATCAAGAAATCGAGGAGTCTGTCAAGCCGACTGGATATCGTTAGCCAACCTGACAAGCCGCCCGTTGGAATCGAACCAACGCAGGGAAATAGACCCCCTTGACCCACTGACGACAGTTTTAATCCCCAATCAATAATCGCCCTGGTACCCGTCGTTACCATCCTGCCAAGGCGCCTCACCTTCGACGTTCTTTTCAGGCTCGGATTTTTTCACCAGCAAACCAAATGAGGTATTCAGAATGTTCAAAGTCTCATCCCAATCCCTTCGCAGTTTGGCAATATTCAGCCGTTTTTGGCCGTAAGTATCGGCACATTGCTGGGCAATTCCGCGCTCCACTAAATTCGCATAAATCGCCCTGGCCAATGCGCCCGGCAGGCAGAGATGATCCAGACCAGCAGCTCGAACTTCGGTTTCTTTCGCCGAAATCCAACTTTCAAACGCCCGAACATGATCAGGATTCGACTCGCTCAATTGCCTAGGAGCCAACGGCACTGGCGGAGCCACAACATCAGGCACACCCTCTTCGATAACCGTCACCGGAGCCGGCAGCCGCGAAGGCGCACGACGTGTTTGACGTGGCTTTTCAACAGGCACCGGTTCAGGCTCAGGCTCGTATTCAGGCTCGTATTCCGGTTGTTGATATTGCGATTCAATTTGCTGAACCGGTTCCGGAACTTCATAATCAATCTGATTCGAGCCATCTTTGTAAACGATTTTCGCCTGGGCATCGACCGCATTTTCATATGACACCGCTTCCCGCAATTCCAGCGACATGGGCAACCATGGCACTTCGCGAAGAAACGTCGTCTTCAAAGCCATCGCGTTATAATCGCTCACCCAAGGACCATTATTCGGAGACTTTGAACGTTTCCGATATTGGTCCACATCGTGACGAGATAAAACGCGACGTCTCACCCCACCGTTCGTCAATTTGACGATCACATAAAATGCAATAGCCTCGCCCCGATCACCCAAGGCCGGAACGTGCACAATTTTCTCGTCATCGCCTAACGAATAAGTAAATTCGTCCCGTTCGTACACAACGTGAGCCGCCAAATCACGAACCGCACCGGTTCGATTGAGCAGCTCAATCCAGCCTTTATACCCAATCTGGCCATCGGCTTCGTTTTTGCCAGTTTTGCCGTTATACCGAGGGATCAAATAATAATGACCCAAAGGCGTGTTGACCTCCAACCCGAGCTGGGCCGCCACCAGCAGCGAACCCATGAGCGAAAGCGGATCGCATTCCAACAGCTTTGGATTGCGACGAATCGCCCCAATGGCAACTCTCATAAAACGATCCACCGTCATGACTTTTGGCATTGCCTTCCCAAATTCAATGGCTTTCGCCTGAATTCTGGCAATCGTTGGATGATCCGGAGCCGGACGTTTTTGGCCATTCATGGCCGAATCGAGCCTACCACCGACTGGAGTTGTTGCAATACTCATTTGAGTGCTTCTTTCTGTTTTTTGAATCTTAGACCGTCACGAAAAACACTTGTCACAACGTACTTTGCAGCCAGATCAGAATGATCGGCCTTAAACGATTTTTGATCGAACCGAGAGCTGGACCGAGAGCCCCAAGTCACCACCACATCGCCATTTACGGTTCCCTTTTCGCATTCGCCCAGGGCCGCCTTGATCCGATTGGACACTTCTTCTTCCTGCGATTCGAGCGATTTAATCGCCTCTTTTAATTGACCCAACAAAACAACATCACCGGCCACCTGATCAATGGCCGCAATTTGGCCATTACCCTTGATCCGCTTCAGAGCCTCAGTCGTGGCCGAATGCCCATCGACTTCAGGCGGAATACCCGTCAAAACGTGGTCTTCGTCAAACGATCGAACCGCTTCGATCATTTGATCAAAGATTTGTGGCTGAAAATCAATCACGAACATTTTCGGTTTACAGGTCGTCCGAAACCAGACAATCAAATGAGCTCGTTTCAGGCCAGCGCAACCGAGCTGCCACTGAACTTGAGCCTCATAGGAAAGCGGGACTTCGTCCCAGTCCCAATCGCCCGACGATTTCGCTTCAACCACAACCCGTTCGCCGTCCACCAGCGCGACAGCATCAAGAGTGGCACGAGCTTTGGGCCATTCCGGAAAAGCATAATGAGCTTGGAGAGCAACAATTTTGCCCGCTCCTTCGTGTTCTTCGTACTCCTCCAAAATGTCATCTTCAAGCCGCACACCCCACTTCATGTAATCGTTGACAGGATCTTGATGGCCGAACAACATCCGATCCCAGACCGAATACCGTGACCCAAACGCTCCATCCAATCCGAGGATGGAGGCCACCAGGGCGGACCCGTAATACATATCTCTTGGCAAGACTTCTGCTATACTGTTCATGCCGACCACCGATCTTCATTGTTTTCACTACACTGGATCACTTCGACCACTTGATCAGCACGGTAACGCACCCTGCGAGCTTTGAGCGATGCAATTCGTGGAGAGAGGTAAGGGCCGATTCGTCTCACCGTAAAGCCCTCACCTCTTTCCCGAGTTATTTGGACTTCGTAACCGGCACCGTAATTCACTGTTTGCATTTTGATCCCTATCGTTAGATGTGTCAGAAATCCGCTTTTCCGTAATTACGAATTTACGCTTTTTCGGCGTCTCGTCAATACGAGAGTTCGCAATTCCGTAAATTTCGCCGATGTTTTTTTATGAAGGTCGAGTTGCTTGATCAGCGAGCCCCTGATCAAAGTGGCCATCTTTTGATCCAGCTCAATGGACATGACCAACAAATCGGTATAGAGAGACTCTTCGAGATGGAACTCGACGCGCTTGCGAATCATTTTATTTATCCCCTGAATGTGAAACCAACCAACGCAATGAGAACCTAACACAATTCCGTAATTACGTCAAGTGGTAAGTTCGTAAAATCGGCCAAATCGAAAATCCGTAATCACTGTTTGACGGAAATACGTAAATAGACGATACTATCTCTTAGTAGAAAGGAGGTACCGAAAATGGAACTTGTAAGATTTGAGATGCGGATCCCAAAACAGTGGCGGGACACGATCCGCACAGAGACCGCACGGCAGCAGGTAAACGGGCGGAAAGTGAGTGGTCGGGTGTCTGGTCAGTATTTACTACCACTCACCGCGCTGAACCACTTCTTGTCACTCTCTGATAAAGAGCGTGAAGAGGCTTACCAGGCAACGACGAAGTTTCTGGAGCAAGAAGAAGCGTGACGTTTGCCAGCTAAATCGCTGTAAATCCTTAGCCTGCATCGACTACACCCGGACCCGATTTGATGATGTCAACTAAGCAAATCTCCGGAGCAAAAGGTCAGAGGTTCAAATCCTCTCGGGTGTATTGGCCCAAGTCTTTATGGATTAGACTTTTACAACAAGATGTTAAGCGTTCTAGTTTTCCTGAGTTCTTTGACACAAATGTTGAGAATATACATCGGTGGCGTCATGCCTCGTCCACCTAACCCAATACCCACGTACACTTTGCATAGTTCGGGACGCGCCCGAATCTATTTCAACACTGTGTTCAAATATCTTCCGGGGCTGTATAACTCCCCTGAGTCTCGGCAAGCCTACTATGAGCTGTGCGAAATCATCCATGCCACCGGTGATTGGCCAGCCGAGATTGTGCCGCAAAAACCACTGACGGTGATGGAATTAGGAATCAAGTACCTTACCTACGCTGTCGCCTACTATGGGCACAACAAGAAAGGTCGGACTGAGGCCGTCAATCTTAAGTACGCGATTGAAGCGATGAGCGATCTGTGGGGCAGCCGGCTTGCGAGCGAGTTTGGGCCTGCACATCTCAAGACCGTTCGAAAGGCGCTTATCAAGCGTGGTCAAGTCAGGCGCACAGTCAATAAGAGAGCCAGCCAAATCGTGGGATGTTATAAATGGGCGGTCGAAGAAAGTTTGGTGGATCCGGAAGTTTGGCAGAGGCTTTCAGCAGTCAAGCCGATCGCACCTGGCCGCGAAGGCGCGGTGGATAATCCGGACGTGCAGCCCGTCACGTCTTCTCAGTATGAACTGGCCCTGCCCTTCTTACCAGCTCGCGTAAAAATCGCAATTCAGATTCAGCGATTGACAGGCATGAGGTCGCAGGAACTTCTGAAAATGCGGCCCCAAGATTGTGATATGTCTCGACCGCACTGGATATACCGGTTAGAAAAACACAAAACCGTTGAGCACATCGGTATCACTTTTGTTTTGATACCTTCGCCAGCCGTTGAAATTTTGATTGCAAATATGCCCAAATCATTTTGCGATCGTTGGTTTCCGTGGTCAGTCGGCCACCAGGCTAAATCGGTTGCCAAGGCTTGTATATCGGCAGGTGTGCCTCACTGGTACCCTCACCAACTTAGGCACAATCTTGCAACTGAAATCAACGAAAAACTCAATATTGAATCCGCGCAAAAGGTGCTGAGGCATACGGATCCAAGAATGACACGCCGATACTCTAAAGAGACAATCGAAGCGCTTTTAAGTGTCGCTGAACAACTCTATCCCGGTGTTAATTTAGGGGGGGGGGGGGGGTAGAGGTAGCTTAGGATCAACGGGTTGATTTCCCGTCGTCACAGCGATGGCGGGATCTTTCGAAGAAATGAGGCTGTGAAGTGGCGAAGAAATTACGCGGCGAAGAAACGAAGATTTCGAACGCCGGTCAAAAGTTGGGATGCAACCTTTCGCCCGACGCTTCGGCGCTCCTGGGTGCTTTGGAATATACGATCGATGGCGGATCCGGTCTTATTGTCACGCGGGGAATTGTCGCGTTGGTCGAAACGCTCCCAAGATCGCAGATCGACGGAATCACCGCGATGATGCGGCTTCGCGGGGCTAGTTTGTCGCGCCTAAAACGCTCGATTCAGGCCGTCGAAGTTGTGGCCGATGGCGGGGCAGGGGAGGGGGGAGAGGTGCGAAATTGATCCCTTGCACCCTATGCTACACTGTGTATTCACAACACCGGCGAAGGCCGGAGCGGAGCTTATTGATCGGTGCTTTCGTGCCAGTCAGTGGAGCCGCAAATACGGAGCCGCTTGGATCGGAGGATCAACGTATTCAAGAAGTGAAGACACGCTTTCTAGAAGAGGCGTGTTTTTTTGTCGGCTGAATCCGAAAAAGTTTTGGAATTATCTTGGATTAGTTATTGACTAATCCGGAATAGATGCTATAATATAGGTGTAAGGGAAAGAAAAGTAAGAAACACCTAACAGGAGCCGGAACGATGACAATGACGCCAGTTTTTACAGCCCTAAGCGAATCACAACAAGCCGAATGCACCCGCTTGATCAACCTCGGTTCGGTCCGGTTGTTGACACTCAAAGAAGACGCTGAACTGCTTAAGTTCTTTTGGTTAAAAAAGGGGTTTACGATTGACTCGCTTAAGAAAATGACAAATCGTGCTTACTACCTGAGCAAGCAAGAGTCCGCTGGACTGGCAGGTCGCTCAATGCTCCAAGAGCTTCAAACGCTCGAAACAATTTTACCTTCAACCGACTTTCGTATTCTTTACGCGGCCTGTAAATAACCCACACCATCCGGCCCCTCTGCGGAGGGGGAAGTTTGCTAAGTTTGAATCACACCCAACAGGAGTCAGTCAGATGACCAAAACTAAACGCTGCCCAAAATGCAAAAGCGAATCATTCGGTCAGTCATCGAATGAACCAGTCACCATCGGCGGATGGTACGGAAATATTCGGTTCGGATGGCAAGAAATCAGCGGTGTCAGAGTTGTGCGGGAAACAGCTGTTCGCTGCGACTGTGGTTTTGTCAAGATTATCAAATAATCAAAGGAGTCAGTCAGATGAAGATCGAAACAGCAGCAGACCTTGAAACAGCCAAAAACACGAGCTTCGCACCCGATCAACTTCGCGAACTGGAGATCGGTTGCGAGATTTGGCACATCAGCGGTGAGGGCTGGTCAGGTAGCATGTGCCGGTGGCCTAACGGTCGAGGTGCCGTGATGACCGGCGGTGATAGCAACTGGGGTGACTGGGAGGGCGACACACTGTTGCTTGACGACAGCGACCCAGATGCCCGGATCCGTGTAGACGTGGATGGAGAGGAGTTTATAGGCGAATGAAATCTGATTTTATCGTCTCGAAAGACCGCCCCGAAGTGACCCACCTCCCAACCGGCCTGATATGGCTGTTCGAACGGACTCCCCAAGGCTATTGGGACGGGCTGGTAATCAACATGGACAAGTGCCCAGCCTGGCCCGCCGATCGACTGGCCAGGCTATGCAGTCAGGCTGGCGAGGCTCTTAAACAAGAATGGAAACTATGACCGACTCTGTCAAACGTGGCCCCGGCAGGCCCCGAAAATCCCCGCCCGGTCCAGCTCCAAAATACCGTCGCGTAAAATCGTTGGCCGATTCGGCGGAGGAACTGGTTCGGTTCGAAACAATTCTTTTCCGCCACCAGGCGGAGAAGTTGGCTCGGATCGCAATGCAGCAAAACGTGTCGAAAAACGAAATCAACCGGCAGGCAATCGACGCCCTGCCGGAATGATTTTCCAATTCGGATCAACCTTTTTTTTGGGAAAATAACGATGTTCGCTTCGATCGCAGCCCTGATGTTGGTTCAGTTTAAACTTGGTGACGAAATTTACATCCCGCCCGGTGGATCGCTGTATCGGACCGCCGAAACCGCGTCCACCCGGTTCGGGGGCTTCGAGCGTCCGTTTGATCACGGGCCGATTATTGCAATGAAGACAATCGACGGCGAAAAAGTCGTTCGATTCAAATCGGAAAAGTACGAAATCCCGCCGTGGGCGCTTATGGAGAACGTCCGGAAATGGACCGACGCAGCCAAGACGGAGGCTCAGGAGCACGCCCAAACGGAGCGAGATAACGCGAAAATCGAGCGGGAAAGCGCCGCAAAAAAGGCTGAGTTAAAGAAGGTGGAACTGGAAAAGATGCGCGATAAAAACAACGTCGCCGCGCGGGAACTCGATATTTCAATGAAATTACTTGATCTCGATTCTGGCCTTCAGGCCGCCGTAAAACAGCGATTAAAAGCATATGACGCCCCCACAGTGATGGACGCGGAACGCATCTTGATAGCAATCCGGCGCGAAAATCAGCAAGGCGCAATGGCGGAAAGTGTGCGGGTGAAACTGGGCCCTTACGTTCAATCCAAAAGCGAATCCGCCGCCATCGAAGCCGCGTTAAAAATCGATCTGAATCCGTTGACGATGACCGCCAATGACGCAGCCAGGCTGACTTCGTCGCAACGTCGTAGTATTTCATCGGTACGTCAGCGATACTCTAAAGGTGCTCGCCTGAACGGGCCGCAAGAGGATCGGTAAGACGATTGACGGTGATTTAAATTGATCGAAAACCGCCCCGAAAAAAGGCGGTTTTTTTATTTATATTTGAGAGTTAATATTGACTAATCCGGAATAGATGCTATAATATAGGTGTAAGGGAAAGAAAAGTAAGAAACAAAACAACGTATCGGAGTCAGTAAGATGCAAGAATCACCAAAGGTTATCAAGGTCGAATGCGATAAATGCAACGGAACTGGCTACATCAGCCGTTACGCCAGTTACGCTAATGGAATCTGCTTTGTTTGCAGTGGCACCGGGCAAATGTCCGCTTATGCCAACAGTAGAAAACCTAGCTTTGAGTGGAGCGAATTTCTATCCAAAAAAATCCTTTTCATCGTCAATATGTCAATTGAGGATGTGGCTCGGATGAGTAGTCATCAATGCTGTGCGATGGATGACTTTGTTCTTGGTATGACGATGGACCGTAAATGTATGTGGCTTTATCATTTTTACCGAGAATCAATCCGCCCAGCTGTGCTTTGCAAGATCAACACCGTTTGACAACCCGCCCGCCCCGGTTCGCCGGGGCAACATTTCACCAGCGTTTCCCCTAACTTTACAGAGCAAAACAATGATCGCCACCCGTTCCGCCGCCCGTCAGCTCAAAACGTGGAATCAAGCCCTCAAATCTGGAAAGCCAGTCTACCGTATCGATTCGCTCGAAATCGCCACAATCGACGACGACGGCTTCGAGCACTACGAGTGGGCAAACGTCAGCAACTCGCTCGCAATTGACCTGGGCAACGATAAGTTCCTATATCGCGACGATTACCGCCTGGGAGTTGAATGGCGTCACGAATTCGAGTCCGATTCCGTCCGATTGATCAAAATCTCCTAATCACCAACCAAAGGCCAATCCAATGCCAGCCGCATCCGTGTCCGCCAGACGCAAACGAGCCGTCGAAAGTTTTCAAACCGCCGCCGAATGTATCGGCAAGATCGAAAAAGGTTCATCCCTTTTCGCAATCACACGAGGCCAATTCTCGATGATCGACGCGATTCTGGCTTGCTTGGATCAATGCGGGCCCGCCAAGGTATCGCTTTGGACCTGGACGATTGCCGAATACGAGATTCAGTGCCTGGAGCGTTTACGGAACGACAATCGAATCACTGAGGCAACACTTGTGATTGATCACATCGGCATCAAAAAAAACCGGACTTTGTTGAATCAGTGGCAAGACCAATTTGGAGCCCAAAGCGTTCGATTCGTCGTCAATCACTCAAAAATCGCGACGATTTCCGATGGGAATTTCACGCTCCTGCTTAGAGGATCAATGAATCTAAATTTCAATCCTAGATTCGAACAATTCGACTTGACCGAAGGTGGCGAAGATTACGAGCTGGTCAAGCGGATCGAATCCGAACTGGAAATCCTGCCAATCACCTGCAATGGGGCCGAAGTCTACAAGTCAAGCAAAGTGTCAAGCGCGTTCGACAAAGAAACGCTTGACCTGTTTTCACAAACGAAAGTGTGGGCAAAATGATGATGGATATCACTGCCGAACTGAAAAGAGATAATCCGATGTGTCGAGACATCGAAATCGAGGCGTATGCAAACGCCTTGAAAGCCTATGTTGAGGCATCAGACAATATCGAAAAAAATGGCGTGATCTGCCTACATCCAAGGACCGGCACACCGTTTGAGAATCCCTACGTCAAAATCCAGTCGCAACAATTCAAAGTGTTATCTTCGCTCAAAAAAGTCAAAAGCAATCGTGTTCTCGCCATGATGAAAACCCAGTCAAAACGCTGATTCGGCATTCTCAAAACAATATTCAAGCCCGCCGAAAACAAGTGTTTCGCCGGGCTTTTTTTTCGTCAATTGACCAACATCGTAACCCGCAAAGTCTGGTTCGCCGTCCCATTAGCCAACAAAGTCTGATTTCCCGTGAGTGTCAAACCGTTGGCCGTAGGTGTCAGCCATTCGAATTTCCCGCCTGGCTGAATCGGGAACGCGCTCAGTCCCAAAACCGAGGCCGTCACGGTCAAGTTCGAATTCCCCTCGGCACTCGAAATTCGCAAATATTTCAGCGCCGTTGGAGTCACCGTTTCGGTCAATGTTGTCGTGAGATTGGCCAATACCAAGGCCGTCGCGTTGGCCACAAGATTGATATCGACACAGTGAGCCGCCGTCAAAACGGTGGCGGTGCCGTTGTTAAAAAGTGGCGTGTCCTGAAATTGTGTCGAAGCCGTCACGATCGATCCGCTCGCCGTGGTTCGACTACACGAAATCGAGACGATTGACGACACGGAAGAACTGTTCAGAGGCATTTTCGGAATTCCTTGTTCAAGAGTAGTTTTCGCAAGTTTCGGCCCGGTCTTCGCGAACAGGTAACGCACGTAGATTACAGGACCACCAGAGCACGCCGCTGGGAATACTTTGTTTGGTACATCCACAGCCCTCAGACCCGACTTGCCGACCATTGGCCGCCATCACCGGCTCGCCACGGTTGACGCATGATCTGCAGGTCTTGCCGATCACTTGTGACTGAGTGGTCAGAGCTGGCGTCAGTTCCCACGGCAACGGTTGATATGGCACGCACACCAACACCATCGCTTCGGTGGTTGCGATGCCACGAATTGGGCAGTGACCAGGTGATTGGCATTGGCAGATCATGGGCAAGTGCCTAGGTTTTTCGGTGTGCAACAGGACAGCTCGACTGTCTCCGGCAAGATAAAATTGATCGGGACGCCTGCGTTCTGGCAATTGTTACACATGACTATATTGGTCGGCTTTTTCGCCACGCAATTCGTCACCAAGTCTTTCATCTCGACATCCGTGATTGTCGATGTGATGATCCCCGCCCCGCCGCAATCCGAGGCCTGAATACCTGAAAGAATTCCCAGTGTAAACTTGCCAAAACCTTCGCACGGGTTGCAAGGGTCGATGATCTCAGGCCCCCAAAAACACTGGTCAGCGGTGTACGCCGGAAGGTATTGCAAGTCAACCGTCCACGGGGTGCTGCCGACATTGCCGATAAAAAAGCAACTGATCGTAGAGCAGAGTTGCACGTTGTACTCTTTATCCCACATGTCGTACTCGTCCATTTGAAGGAAGGTGGACCCGCAAGAATAACCGCAAGTGGATGGTGCTGCACATGGCCGCGGAATCGTCTTAAATTTGAGCATTAAACATTTAACCGGAGTCATCCAAGATGGGCAAGTGCAGACCAGAGAGGCTTGAGACGAGTACCCCAAGAATCGAACACCCTTACAATTTGTGGGCGTGTTGGCTGTCAGGTTTGCGCTCTCTGTAGAGTTGCCATAATAGGCGTTGTAGAGCCTTCGAAACGCTGTTGCGGAACCTCCATTAAGCTCAGTGGCCCAATGTCCAAAGTCCCGCATGTCAAATTTCTTGACATATTTATAATTGCAAACGTCATAAGCGGACCAAGCGTAAGGCGGGGCGCAAAAGTCAGTCCCGTTGGCCGTAAATGTCGGCGGTTTAGCAGGCACACCGGGACAGTCTTTATAGTCGGCCCACGGGCCTAAAAGCATGATAATCGGATTGCTTTGAGTCTTGGTGTTCGTACCACCTCCGCCCGTCTCAATAATCCACCGGCCCGATTGTGGATGCAATCGCGCTAAATACCGAGTATCCGTACCAACGGCCAAATCCGCGTTATTTAATTCCTCCGCCCAGTCCGCCACAGTGTCGCCAGTCACAACAGAATCCGTCCAGGCGTCCGTAGTTCGATCGTGATTGACCATTTTCCAAGCGTATTTGATCGGAGTTCCAGCCAACTTGCTGGTCAGTTTGATCCACTGCTTTTCATCCCTGTCAACCGTGATCGAAATACTACCGTCATCGCAAGTTGACGTTCCATTCTCCACCCAAAACGCTTGCGGTAAAGACTCCGCCATTTTGTTTATCGGCTTGCGGATCGACCGGATATCGTCGCCTTTTTTTATGATTTCTCTCATATTAGCTCCAAATGGCTGCGAGATTGGCGTATTTGTAAATGCGATCGGAACTGTTTTTGATCTTCAATTCATAGATCAGTCCGTTCGTCGCCATCTGCTTATTCCAGCCTATCGCGTTGTAGCTCATTTTCAAGACGCAACTTGTTCGCGTCACACCGTTTGACTGCACTTCATTTTTAATGCTCGCGCCTGAGAATCGGATCGTTCCTTTGGCTTTTCCGAATAAGACGCGATCGTTCACACATTCATGATATGGCTCCAAAAAGTTCCAAGGAATATACGGTACAAACGGGAAGTTCAGCACATAGTCAGCTTGAACCGCAAATTTCACGACCGGGCCCACAGGCTTTTCCGTGGCCGGTGCCCCCACGTATTCAAGTTCGTAACCAGGCACCGTCACGGTTCGCGTGTGAGTCTCAATGGTTTGTTCGCAAAACAGAATGGGTTGACTGGTATCAATCTGATTTTGAGGCGATGGTGATTGGTAATCGTATTTCGGACGCTCGAAATTCAGCGTAACGTGAGCAAATTCGTAGTGCCCATCGACGGTGTTGTCAGACGCTGAAATCGAGTTGCGAAGCCCGAATGGAACCCACTTGAAACCGCTGCACAATAGACCCGAAGCAGGCTGAAATGGGCAGTCCCATGGAATCTGAGGCAGTGGCCAGCCGCCGCCGCCGCTGGTTAAACCACAAGCAGAATTGATAAATTCGTTGCGATCTCCAATGGCAATTTCAAAAAGAGCCGAGGCCGTCATGGTGCCGCCGCTGCCGGTGACTTCAGGCGCTGAATCAAACACATATTTCCACGTCGCAGCCGGTACAGGCATGATTTAAGCCATCCTCATATCAAATTTCGAATAGATTTTCTTGAGCTCTACAACGACCTTGTCAATCTCTTTCGCCATCCCGTCATCCGTCAACGCCTTTTCGTCATTTAGTTCGGCGCGTTTTTCCTCGGCAGCCTTTCTGGAATCCTCGATCTCTCGCGCCATGTCACCCCGTTTTCGTTGCTCGTCAAGAACAGCGTCTTCTCTGCTCCGCTTGTCTTCGCGGCCCTGATCCATGGCCGCCGTAAAGAGCATATCAGCCGTTTCGCCACCACTCTTTAAATTAAATGAGGCGTTCCGATCCTCTTGACGCCGCTTGGCATCAATAGCCGCGTCTTCAGCCTTTCGTCGCCGTTCGCGATTGAACGTTTCTTCGAGTTCCGCCTGCTTTTTCAGGTGCTCATCATAAGTCTTGTTCATCGCCTTGGCGTAATCTTCTTCTTTTTCCTTCTTTTTCTCGATCAAATCCGCTTCTCGCTCCTGCAAATCCGTCATTCGCTTGGCAGCCGTTTCAGTTTCCTGTTGTTTTTTTCGGAGTTCTTCCTGCCCAGCCTGGCCGGCTTTTTCCTTGTCAGCGTCAGTCAATAAACCGTGCTTTTTCTTCAACTCAAAATCGGCCAAGTCCGCCGCTTTTTTCATCTTCTCCGCAGCCAATTCTTCGGTAAATCGTTTGACCTTTTTAGCTTCGTCTTTGACTGGATCACCGGTAAACAGGCTGAATTTCTTGGGATCAATCCCCACCATTCCCATGAGCGAATCAGAGAGCATATTGACCTGGTTGGCCAAATACTTCACAGGTGTCATCAAAAGATCAAAACCTTCAGCCATCCGGCGAACAAATGTCATCCCGGCCAAAGCCACGCGGGCAAAGATTCCGGCCAAAGGCATGAACGATTCCCCAATAGTCGTCAGAGCCTCTTGCCCTTGACCTTTGACGTTCCTCATCACGTTCGCAAAACTCGACGCGGTTTTATTCAGATTGCCCTGAGAGTCACCCGTTTGCTTGATCAGCAGGTTCCAACGAGCCTGAAACTTGACCGTCTCGTCGATTTGATCTTTCGATTTCGCCAGGCCGCTACTAAGCGCTTCCGCTTCAACCTCCGCCTCCTTAATGAGAACGCCAAATTGTTGAATCGGTTCCGTTTCGCCCCGAAACAGCGATTGGATCGCGCCCGCAGCCTGTGGAAACGAGGTGTTTGAGGCACTGCTTAAGTCGCTGGCCAATTGAGCCACACTGATACCCAAACCCGTCGCTTCTTCGCGCGTAAATCCAAGGTTTTTGGCCATGGATGCGGAAGTGGTTGCGACGTTGAGGGTATCTTTTCTGAGAATTCCGAATTGATTGGAGAGGGCGCTAGCCGCTTTACTAGCCTGGTCAAAACCGACATCACCCATCACGATTTTCGAAAAATCGACCTGTTCAGCCAAGTCCGACGCCTTACCAACACCCACGGCAATCAAAGCAAACGCCGCCACCGCAATGGCCGCCGCAGCCGCCACCGCAAGCAAACTCACGGCAGCCAGACCGAACTTGGAAGTCAGCCCGCTAAATGCTGACGAAAGCACGGAAATCGCGCTGATTTTAACGCCCGCAAACGGATTGATTGTACCCGAAAATTTCGATGCAATCGTGTAAGCGCGATTCGCCAGCATGACCGTCGTATAAGCACGCAGAGCCGTGGCCGCGCCAGAAAGTACCGATGAAAACACGCCTCCGGAATGATCCGCCGCCGAATCCATCGCCCTGGCAAATCCCTCAGCGTTCCGCCCAAGCGGTTGCATGATCGATTCGAGCTTTTGCACGGACTCCCGAAACGCAGAATCGCGACCACCAATTTCAACAAAGGCTTCAGCGATTTTGCCCACGGTGTTTCAACTCCTCATGATCACGCTTGATTTCGTCGAACTTGGCCATGTTCTCGGCCCAGCTCAATTTCCGATCGATTTTCATGGTCAGACCAGACGAGATTTCAGGCCGTTTGATTGAGACCGATTTCCCGGCCGTCCAGAAGAACAAAAGCTGATCGTCATCCAGATCAGCCAGCTGGCTCAATGACCAGTGAGTCGATTTCTGAACGTCGATCAGGATCCGGGCCCAGTCGAGAGTGGCCCCGCCGGATCGTCTTTTTTTGGGCTTGAAGTCTCCGAAACCGGATCGGCCAACGCTTTCACGGCAGCCGGTTCAACACCAAACGCCGCAAACAGGACGTCCAGAACTTCATCGTCACTGTCGCAATTGTCCACCAACTCGTTAATCTGATCGTCGCTCAAACCGAGATTGTGGGGCTTGATTGCAATCCTCAAAAACGTGTATCTGGACTGATAATCCAAATCGAGCAGCACAGCAATCTTGTCAATCGAAAGAGGCCAAACATAGTTGTAGCCCCGCAATTCGGCATCCGCTTTTAGACCTGCTTCGACCCGTTCGTTTGGGTCGGGCAAATTATCCAAAAACGCTTGGATATCCGCCTTTTGCCGTTGTTTGAGTTTTCCGACACGGATCACTTGCCCCGCAAAAAGAACTTCGCGAGGGCTTGGAAATACAGTCACTAAAACTGGGTTGCCGCTTGTCATGAGATTGCCTTTGGAGAGAGGTTTTAAAAGTACGCTGGACGAACTGGAAACCAGTCAATCCAGCGCTAGAACGATCATGATCCATGGATCAAGATGGGAGTGTGGTGATCGGTCCACTGTTCCCAAAGGAAATATCAATCTTGGCAACGCCAGATGGATCCCACTTGAAATCGGATTCGCCAATCACGAAATTTCCTGTGAAATTCGAAGTGTTGGCAGCAATAAGCGTCAATGTGACGGTATTACCCGGAATCGGGCCGGAGGCATAACAGCCTACGTCGGACTCATATAAAATTGTCGCTGAGCCCGTCATTTTCTTAAATGACTTGCGGTGAACAGCCCATCCGCCGTTTTTCGAAGCAGTGTAAGCGTTCATCCCGGCTTCGAGTTTGGCGTTCCAACTTTCGACGGAATATTCGACCGTCCCGACTTTCATCGTTCCCGAAGATCCGTCGATATAATTCAGGTCAGGCATTTTATCACTTGCTCCCAGTTCGAATTCGAATGATCAGCACTCGCGAGTAGCATTTCCCGCCGCCCAATGGTGGATCAAGCTCGATTTTTGGCAGCCCGGCTTCAGTGATCTGAGAGACTGCTTTAACCGTGTCATCACCAATTTCGGCGCGGTGGAATCCTATCGGAACTGTCGAATCCAGCCCACATGCCACAAACACGGATTGGATCACACGTTCATCGGGTGAATAGACCGTGATTTTCAGCGTGTGTTCCTGCAACGATCGACCCCGGCCCATCGGGATTTGTTTGGTGACATATTCCGCCGTTGCATACGGCGGAACGATTCCGGTAGGTGTCAAATAGGTGGTCAAAGGCACTTTCAAGGGCGTCTCGACACACATCAACCATCTTTGATAAACCAAGGTTTGAATATCGATTTTCAAGCTCCTTAAAAATGGAAAAAGACCGGGCCCCCAGTTTCGCAACGGTGGCCCGGCCCCTCTCCCAAGGCACCAAACGACCAAATCAGCGGCACGATCCCAAACAATTCTGGCCGGATCCGTTCGCAAACAATGGTAGGATCACCCCCCTCCGAAACAGTCCGGCCTTACGGTTTTGAGTTTGCACAAATACGATGGTGGTCTTCGTCGTTTCTGTCACTCTCACCTCCTTCGCTGGGGGTTGCACAAAGTAGACAAACTGCGGTGCGGAAAGAACTTGAACAGGAAGCGGACAAGTTCCGCCCGGACATTGGCCAATCAAACTGGCAGCAATCAGAAATGGAATCATGTTGAAACTCCTTTGGAGAGGGGATCAAATCGCCAATCGAACTGGCGGTGTGTAGGTTCGCGGATCGAAAGAGGCCGAGGCAACGGCAAATTCCTCCGCATGGGTACCTTCGAAAGTGGCCTCTGTTCCCCAGGCGTATCCAGCGAGCCCAAACTTTAGACCCCAAGAGTTTTTGTACTTCACGGCCCATCGACCGTCCGGAAGTCGTTTCGCCCCCAGACCTTTGACAATCGCGTGATTATGGACCCCCGGACGATTTTGACTGACACCAAATCGATCGAGCTTATAAATCCCGTTGTCGGCATGGAGTGTGCCATTGACGACGAATCCGAGTTGTGTAGCACTCATCAATTGGCGAAAGCCGGAAATATGAGGCCCGCGCTGGACCCGAAACCGAAGGGCATCGTCATAGGCTCCCTGACTCAAATTTCGAGGATTAATCAGGCCGATCGGAACACGATCGAATGAGCATGTCCCCAAGGTCTTGAGCAGTTCCAAAGCCGCGTGTGGGCTTGATCCGACATCGCGACCTTGGCACAAAATCGCATAGACGAACCAGGGCGAAAGCCGTTGGGTGCCCAGCCCGGCAAGCCAGCGAACCCACCACTCCGCGCCCGAAGCCCCAAAACCGTTGCAGGCTCCGATATCGCCCTGATCTTCAACAGTGTCCAAAGTGGTCGAATATTCAAATTCTCGCCAGTCTGATTCCGGAACGTCGGGAATATCAAAATCAGCCGTATAACCACGCATCAAAGCGGATTCAGTTTGATACGACACTAATTTTCGCAAAATCCCATCCGGCGCGTCGTCAGGCAGAATGATCCGGTCAGGCTCCAAATCGTCCCAGTTCATTTGAGAGCCTCCAAGACATCAGCGACGGTTTGAATTTTCACGGTTTTCGGCTTGTTTGCCTTATCCAAAAGCACCAGGCACGGAGTTCCCGTTTGACCGATGGCCGATTGCCAAGTTGGACCGGCAAATTCCGCTTCATCGGAAAATACCGAATAAAGTGGCACGCCCAAACGGCTTGCCGCTTCTCGCAACGATACATCGTTTTTGATTGTGGCTTGATCAACCGTGAAATTCTTCGAATCGAAGAACAAAAACGCGGAAACCGGTTTGAACTCAGCGACCGGCTTAGGCAATGGACGCGGTTTTGGATCCGGTCCAGGGGGAATATTTGAGGCTCGCAGGATCGTCACGGAGCCCGTGGTTTTGCCCACGAGAAAAAACGATCCGCCGTCGCCAAAACCCCACGAGGCTTCGGATGATGGCGGAATGGTGTGAGCGACCATCGGCGGAATCGGATCAACAACGGGATCCGAAATCGGACCTGACGCCAAGAGCAGGAAGGAGAGCAGCGCAAAAACAGGCTTTCGCATGATCCACCCGGCAGCCAAAACGATGGCGAATTTAAGGAGTGAGCCGACTTTTGAGATTAGCCAAAATGGCCAGTGTCTCCTGCTTTTTCACAGCTTCAGATTCGGCCTTGACTTCATTTTTAGCCGCGTCAACTTTGGTTTGCACCAAATTGGCGATATCGTCAATCGACGCTTGAACTTCCGGATCAATCGGCAAGGTATCGGACATGGTACGCCCCCTTTAAATTATCGTGTTGATTATGGATCAGCGCGGAAATTTCGGAGTCTGAAACGCTCGCTGGGAGGCCGGTTGTCAGCTCTTGTCGCAGCTTATCCAGCAAGTACGGAACCAAGTTGCGAATCAGCCGCCTGGCCAAAAGTTGGAAAATCGGCCAAAAGATTAGCCACGCCAGCCCCATCCCAACGAACTTTAGAGCCTCAGGGGAATCATCGACTGGATCGGACATACAAAACTCCAATTTAATCAGGATCAGGAAATTGACGTTGGAGCCGCTCCAAACGCAACTCGCGTTCGACGGCCAATTTTTCCCGCTTGATTTTGATCGTGTAAATCACCTGCAACACGCCCACGAAAGCCGTAAACATGGCAGGAAGGATTTTAATCAGAGTGATCACAGCCGTTTCCTCCGGTTGATTCGCTACCAGCGCGAGTGTACAACCGGAAGATCCGAAATAGAGTGACGCTGTGAGAACTCCAAAATCACGGAAAATGGATTCAGGATCGACCATCATTTATCAGAGCCCGAATTGAGGGCAGCGCGAGCGTAAAACAGAGCCGCCAACAGAGCCGCGCCAAGCGGGCCGGACACGTCCACGTACTTCGGCAGATCTGCGGCAAGAGCGGTGATGCTTGCAGCCCCACCCACCAATAGAGCCGTCACGAGAGTCGCATACGCTTGTTTGCGATTGATTTGATTGAGCAGATTCATACGAAAGCCTCCGAAAAGAGAGTCCGAAAAAGGTTCACTGGGAACCATCGAACCCAATCTGGAGGCCGCTTAATTAGGTATCTGAATCAGGATGTTCCCGAAATCCGTTTCGGGAACATGCCTCAGTCACAAGCCCTGTTTGACATTGAAACCCTTGCCAATCATGTGATCGGCAACGGAAACCCAGCCGTCAGCGGTGCCGACAAAAACCGTCGCAAGATATCTCGCGAAACTTTGAGAATGGAGCTTGTCGGTTTTGATGATGATCGAATGACCAGTCAAAAGCTGAGTCAATTCATCTTTCGCCAACTGGCCATCGGCCTTGTTTGGGCCCCGCATTTCCGGCGCATTGTAGCCTTTGAAACGCACGGAGATCCGAAAATGGACGTCGAAACCAAGGTCAACGTCAAGCTCGGCTGTATCGCCATCGACGATTCGAATGACGGCTGCGTTGTAAGTGTAAGTAACCTCAGGAACTAAGATCATTTGGATATCGCTTTCTGAGTCGGTAAAAGATCGGATAATTCAATCCAGGCCGCTTGCTCTCGCATGGACAAAAGAGGCCATTCGAGATCAAGAGCCGCGCGAACCGTTTCCGCATCGCTGGAATCATCGTTTCCAGCCAATTGCAGATCATGGAGTTTGAGCAGGGATACAAGGCAATTGCGAAAGTGGTTCGGTAGTGCAGGCTTGATCATGTGCCGTTCCCGTTTGGTGGTGCTGCTGGTGTATCTGTCCACAGTTCCAATCCACATGCCAAGATGAACGCCTCAAAGCCGGGATCTGGACTGCCTGGCACGGTGATTGGTGCGTTGCCATCAACGATGATGCCATCCGGAAATGCAATCGTGATCGGTTCGCCGTTGTCGTCGAATTGGCCGGAATCCGCTTGGAATCCGATCGCCAAAAACCACGCCTGAGCCTGATTTAAGCATGTCCGGTTGATCTCGTTTGGGGATTGATAATACAAGCCACCGTTTGAACCCCACCATTCATCGCCAGTTGCAACTTCTTTGAGCCGAATTGACGCCTCTGAGAGGTTACCTGAGAGGCAGTCGGCAAAGGTTTGGCGATTGACTGGAAGCACGGCAAAATAGATGCGAAGAGGGATTTGCGTCATGGTGTCCCCCACTTGGTTGACAGGTAAGATTTGACGCTGGCGAGTTGAGTTGCGTTCAGGTTGCTAAGATAGACGAGCGTTTCGGCGATAGATCCGCCCAGCCAAAACACGTTTTCCGCCTGCCCCATAGTAGCTAAAACGGTTGGGTTTGACGGTCTGCTTGCTGTAGTTTGCGTTGTGCCAACTTGGACTCCATCGACGTAAAAATAATGATCATTCCCGCTGCGACTAGCGGTGATCAAGTATGTTTGCCCTGCTGTTGGAGTCCACGCGACTCTCACGAAACTGCTTCCAGCACCGTTGTAATGAAATCCGAGGTTTCCAGCGCCAACCACTCCATTGCTGCCGTATCCGAACATCCATTTAGCAACGGCACCTGATCCGTTATCCTGCCCAAGCAGGACGCCACCCGTTACCGATGATACTTTGTGCACCATGCTGATTGTAAAATCCCCCGAATACACCAAGCCCCAGCCAATCGTATTTGACACCGAAAAAAATTGCGTTGAACCGTTATAACTTGTTATCCCTAGCCCATTAAGTCCGTTAATTGGCGTTCGCCAGGTCGGTCGATTGGTGCCGGTCTGCAGTGCGTGCCGATTATTACCGCTCAGATCCTTCCAGCCGCCGATTGGCCCGTTGTCGGTTGTGGCTGCCGTGGTCAGTGCGTTGTCGGTGTACAGCGTGTCGCTGCGGCTGGCGTCGAGCCAGAGGGCTGCGCCGGTGACTGGGAGCGTCCCATAAGAGCCTAGATTGTATTTTGCGATGGCGTAATTTTCGACCTGTGTGATTTCCGCATCCGACAAGGCCCGATTGTACACCAGAATCTCCGAGATATCGCAATCGGAATCGTGTCCGGTATTTTGCATCCCCTTGCCAGCGACACAGTAACCTTGATTACCCGACACTGAAAAGGCTGCGTTAATTAAGGTTGTCTGTTCTCGTCTGAAGGTTATCGTTCCGCTGTTTTGTCGCCAGACTATCGTTATTGGCTTGGAAACAGGCTGTTCGCCGTAAAACGACGAAGCACTTGCCCAGCCGTGGATACCTCGCGTTGAAATTGCTTTTGGCAAGTAATAAGGCCACGTGTTGGAGTTGTAACTTGCAATCGGAGCGTCATCGGTGGCGAATAGATTGTCGCCGTAAGTTACATCGCCGATAGCATTTGTTTTAGCAATGACAAACACGGTTCGATTGGCCGATCCAAACACGCTCGAAAGCGATGTGGAAGCCAGTACCTTGCCGGATAAAAACCTGACCACTGGCTGGCCGTTGAAGTTGTAAGATGACGCGATATAGATCGGTTGCCGGCCTGCTGTCGATTGAACCATGTTGACACCAGATACGGCATCGGTCCAAGATGTCACGAAACTGCCAGACAGCCCTGAGGCTGCACCTGAGGCCGAATAGCGATGCGTTAATCCAGAGATTGAGGCTGGATCAAAGACCACTGTGCCAGACTGTTGAAATGCAAATGGCATCAACATTAGGCAAAGCCTTTCAGGGCCGTGCCAAACAAGGTTGTGCCATCATAAATCAGCGACACGATATCAATCGCATTGGCCGCCGTCGAAAGCACCGGAGCAGCACCCGCCGACCACTTCACGGTCGTGACCCATGTCACAATCCTCGAACCGGTTGCATCTTGTTTGACGATCAGATTGTATGTCCCACCGGCTGTCAGTCCTGTGATCGTCAGCGAGCATGCACCAGTGAGGGTGATTGTTGCCACTTTGAGATAATCTGAGGCCCATGTGACACTTACCGCATAGGTCAGAGTGGTATTTGAGACACCTAAACGAGCGTTTGCCAGCGTGCCGCTGTTGAGTTGTTCGGCTGCAATTGACTTGTTTGTGAGCGTCTGCGTACCGGTGAGCGTGGCAACAGTCGAGTCAATTGCAACTGATGGAGTGGTCGTACCTGTAACCGTGATGCCCGTGCCACCCGTCACCGATGTGACCCCACCGCCGCCGCCAGAGATCGCTATATTTGAGACACTGGTAATCCGCCCATAAATATCAACGGTGACCACCGGCACCACTGTTGCCGATCCATAGGTTCCCGCCGTGACGTTGCTTACGGCAAGCGACAGCGTTCGATTAAGCTCTAGCGTGCCGCCGCCCGTTAATCCCGTACCGGATAAAATCGAACGGGATTTGATGGCAAACGCATTGTTTGCGTCTGAGGCTGTAAGGTAAGTTGCTGCAACCGTGTTTGAAAGTGTGCTGATCCCGCCCGTCACAAACGCAGTGGTTGCGATTTGCGTGGTCGATAATCCAGCCGTGGCCGTTGGAGCCAATGGAACGCCTGTGAGCGTTGGACTGGAAAGCGGGGCGTAAGTTGACGCCGCCGTGGTGATCGGTAGATAAGTTGACGCCGCCGTGGTAGCGAGCAGCCCGTCAGTGATCCCATGCGCCGCGAGCGTGGCTGGCAAGGCCGTCAGTGTGCTAAACGCCTGAGTGTGGGCAAGCGGTGTGCGTGCGTCCGTCAGTGCAGAGTTGCTGGTGAGGACATACGACCCGCTTACTTGCTTGCCGTCCAGAGCCGTTTGCAATCCCGTCACGTTGGGAATCGTGTGAGTGTGACCCAAAACGGAGTAAGTCGTCGATGCGTTGGCCGTTGTCAAATAGCTTGCAAGGCTCGATATCAGCGCGTAAGTTGCACTGGCCGCTGTGATCGTGAGATAGACACCCAAATTAGGAGTGCCAGTCAGGTCGCTGTAAAGACCACTGGTGGCAACATTGGCAAATGTTGGTTTGCTGGTGATATTCGACCAAGGCAAATTACTCGTGCCGTTGGCCGAGAGCACGCCGTTTCCAGTGATCGACAGATTAGCCCCGACAATAATCCCGCCCAAAGTGGAAGTCGTCGCTGGAACTGACGAGCCGCTCACACCTGGCGGGCCTTGATCCGCAACCGATACCACCGTCACGGTGTCATCGTCGTAAGTCACAATCACTTGATCGGCCATTTTTTAGCCTTTCCGGATCTGGTAAGAGCCCGACAAAAGTGGGAACTTGGAACCGTTTGGAAAGTCCACCCAAACCAGATGATCGCCAGAGCCTTCAGTCAAATTCGCCGTTATTGCCGAAGTGAAATTGATTTGAAAACACCCGCTCGGAGTACGCGATACCCAAGTGATCCCGCTATTCGCATCCGTCAAACTCAATTCCAAATCGCCATCCACCGGGCTATTTTTCGCTAAATATCGAACCGTACAACCGGTCAAATCTTTGTTCGTCCAGGTGACTTTCACCAGCTTAGTCTGGCCTTGAATGATCGTGATCGGCCAATTTCCCGGTGTCATGATCAGACCCCCAATATTCGAAAGACTTCCGCGCTTGTATTATCAAGAGCCAAACGCATGTGAGGCCGGTCAAGTTGCAATTCGAGGATGGCCCCGTAGAAAACCCCATCACCCACAAAGCAGGTCAATTCCGCAGGCCGCCGCTCGATTGCGACGCTCCCCGAAAGTGTCCCCGTTTGCTTGTACGGACTTTCGCCAACTTGCGAACGTCGTGCGCCGTACTTCAGACGCCGTTTCGACCGCCTCCCACCACCACCCGCACGCATCGACGCACCATCAACCAAGGTCAACAATCGAACCATCTCATTCTTGACCACCACCGCAGCCGCGTCAACCCGTGGCATGTAATCGCCTCGGATTTGCTTCATTTCCGCTTCGTTGATTTTGAATGACATTAGCCCACGACCTCCCTGCAAAGCACCTTGATCACCCGACCATATCCAACTTGATCCAGCTCGGAATCGACGTCGAACCGTCTGGACCCGATCCGAATCTGATGATCCACCGTCAGTCCGCGCCGTGGCCCAGCCATCAAGATTTTCGTATCCAAAATCAGCCCGGCCCGGCCCAAAGTTTCGCCCTTGGATTGGTCAATCGGCATCGGCAACGTGCAAGGTTGACCGCCCAGGAACAACGCGAAAACATCACCACGAACCGCGCCGGCAACATTTCGGGTGTTGTCCGATGTGTAAATATCGCAGGTGGTTGTGAGATAGTCTTCGAATGCCATTTTCTTATCCAATCACATACTTTCCAGACCGTCGAAAGCCCCTGAGCAGTGACTTTCCGGTGTTGCCAAAAATCCAATAGCGATCGGTCGTATCGGTTTTTGCTGTCCAGGAATATTCGCCACCAATATTTTCCGATTGCAATCCGATATCACGGTTTTTTTCGCGTACCAGGTTGGTCACGCCGATGACCACCGCTTCCTTGATTTCCTCCGGAATCTTGGCATATCCGCCCGTGTAAGTGACAGAGATGTTGTCGGCACCAGCGGGAAACCACTCCGAAAAGTCGATATCGCCATAGCCATCGCCACGCCGGAGACGGCCCGTTTCCGGATTAAATACAAATTCGGAAACAGTGCTGCCGTTGTGAGTGACCAAAGTGACAGTTTCAACAGGTGTGAGCCTGAGCCAGATTTCGGCCCAGTCCCCACCGTCGTGAGTTTCAACACGACCGATTTCACGCGAAAAAGTCCGTCGGCAGAATTGCTCTGCCAACGAACTTGCAGCGATGATCAGCCGGCTAATGTCAGACCTGCCCGAAAGCGATTCAGGCAGATCTGCGGGTGAAATGAGTGCAGCCATGCCGGCCCCTAAACTCAGGTGGTATAGGAGTACCCAGACATGATTGCAGTCTTGGCCTGAGTGGCATCGAGTGCCATCGGCAGTGCGTTCCGCAACACCAGTTCGCCCCAGGCACCGTCGATGACGGCATTGGCCGTACCGCGTGAAATCACGGCACGAACATAGCGCCGCTTGCATTTGTAAACCTCAAGCGACACGACTTTATTTGAGTCAGCGTCAGCCAGGTTGCCCGTTGTGATCACTGTGCCCGAATCGACGTCCAACAGGTCAAGCCAGTTGGTATTGTCATTCGACCCTTGCAATTTAACACTCGTCACCTGTGTCGCGGTCAACGCCCCAAAGGCAACAATGAATCGACAACCATCTTTGTTTTGCAGATCGACCGATGTGGTATTGACCGCAGTCAAACCAGCCGCCGTGGCGTTCAGAACGCGCTTTAATTGCACGGCAGTCGATAGATAATTTGACATCAACATGGTTCAAGCTCCTTTCTGTGGAGATTTAGACGGACACCTTTTGAGCGCGACAACGAAAAGGTTCAACCAAATCGCCCCCGTAGCGGATTTTGGCAACAATTTCGGTCATGTTTTGCTTGGCCCGTGTCTGATCAAGAATCTTGATCGAGATATTTTGACGAGTCAAACTGACATAGGCCGATGGATCCCAAAACAGAATTGGGAACGTACCGGCAGCAACGGTCGGCATTTTCGAGCTATAAATGACGGGATATCCTTCGAGCTTTTGACCCGATGGACCCACCATGGAAGCGCCGTTGGCTGCGTCCACATCGCCATAGATTCGCAGGCCCGTCGATCCTCGAAGAGCGCCCAAAGCCTTGCCCGCATGGGTCCGGTTCATCGTCAAAACAGCATTTTCGCAATACTGTTCAGGCAGATCCCAAAGCAGATTCGAAAGCCCGGCCACAGTCAAGAGATTGGCATCGCCAGTATTGACGGCGGAAACGCCAAACACAGCGCCCGTACCGACATAGTTCATAATCCCCATATTCTGGCCAACGCCAGTCCCGTTGATAATATCATTATCACGATCCTGAGCCGCCGACTTGGAAATTTCGTTCGTAAACCAGCTCATCAAGTCGAAACTTGAATCCATCAACAGATCATTTTCAATCTGTCCGACCATCATATAAGTATGGACTTGGATTTTAACGGGCTCGACATAAGCCGTTCCCGATCCCGTCACAATGGCTTCCGTGTCCGTTGCAGGTCGGCTCCCAGTCGCAATCCGGCGAAAGGAGTTCGTGTACATATCGTCGCCATCATAGGCGTTGCGGTAAAACTGCACGGAATCCCGCGCTGTGTTGATCTCTTTGACGATCCCACCCACGCGAGTCGGAGCGTTCAGCCGTGAAATGATCATGTTGATCACCTCAGCCGGTGCCGTCACCGCGCCGCGTTCGTCAGCACCGGAATCAAGCGCTTTCATTTCACCGTTCGAAACGCCGCTCCAGCCGTAGCGGAGAGCACTTTCGACGGCCATTTTATATTCAGGATCGGAAATGGCCGAAAACTTCTTCAGGCCCAATTCCCGTTCCAAACTTCCATATTTGTGTATGGTTTTTTGGTCCAAAACTTCTTCTTCGGTTTTCTCAGCCCCAAGGTTATAAAACCGAGCACCCGGACGGGCCGGAGCCGTCGGTTGTTCCCTAAGTGAATAATTCAGAGCCGATTCCATGGCCTTGAATTGCTCTTGGCTTTGAGCGGTTCGGAAGTTCTGAATGTGGTTCGCCAAAACCGATATTTTGGGTACAATCTCATTGAACTTGTTTTTTTGATCAGGGGAGGCAGTGCCCTCCGTGATCCGGTTTGACAGATCCCGAGACTCGCTTTGCATTTCGAGCAATTGCGACACCCAGGCGGTATAGTCCGATGATACTTCCATTGTTATACGCCCCTCCCAAGGGCCGCTTCGACTTGCAGATCGATCAATAAACGATCAACTCTCAGCATTTCGCTTTGAGCTGATTTCGAGACAAATTCCACGTCCGGAACCTGTGATTTTTGTGGCTCGTGTGGAGCTGGGCCCAAAAGGTTCAAAACCTCTGAGCGAATGGCCGGGCGAATTGACTTCCAGATCTGGTCAGTCAATAAATCGATGTGCTTTTGATCCGCAACCGGACTCGTTTCCGGCTTCCCAAACAGATCCGCCAAAACGCTCTTCAGATAGCTTTTCACGCCTGTGACGCGGGCTTGATTATTCGCCCCTCGCATACAGATCGCAGCCTCTTCGAGCTTCAACTTAGTCAGAAGCGTCACCCCGTTGGCAGCCAATCCAAGATCGTTCGGACTGGGCGAAAATCCGACCTGATTCCAGTAGGCAACAGTTTCTTCGAGACTAAGGAATTTCGCCTCTTGAACGTAGTAACCGATACTCATTTGCTTGATGACACCGCGTTTCATTCCAGCCAGGACGCTCGAAGCCTCGAACATTTCCGGATAAATTTCGCCCGTCACCAACAGCCCTTCGGAGGTCTCCTCAGCCGCCGTTGGCCTGCCGATCGGTTCATCCCAATCGTGTTCGTATGTCACAAAACCTTCACTCAGGAAGTATGGAAGCGTCTCGGAAAACGCGCCCGGCGCAATGATTTCACGCGCAAAATCGACGTTGTTAAAAACCGAGCAAATCCCGGAAAATGTCCCCGTCGAATCGCCTGCTGACGATTTGATGAGAAACGGCACCGTTTTTCGCTTCAGTTCGCTGGTGATTTCGGCTTGCGTCACGATTCGTCCTCCAAAGTGGTTGCTTTGGAGAGACTTTCGATACGTGCCGACTAGCCGATATCAAGCCGGTAAAAATGACCAGTCAATCGGCTTATCGTCTTGGGTATAACTTGGTTCTAAAACCGCTTTCAAAGTGCATCGACAAAACGGATGCGCTGGCGGGTGCCGAATATTTTTGTAATCGGGATTGGTCCCACGAACCGCAAATATCTGCCCCAGCTTGACCGTTCTTCGCCCGGTCGGATTGTTCGCATCCTTCGCAATCGCGTGACAGATTGGGCATGACGCCGAAGTCTCTACCCATTGCCATCCAGCCACCACGCCGGAATCCTTTGCCGACCATTGCATAGCCAAGTGATGAGCCCTAACCGCTTCGGTCTGAGCGATTCGACGAGCCCGAAATCGATTATTGTCTTGAAAATATTTCATCAGTCGTCTGGTCAGTTGGTCGGTCGATTCGCCCGCCCCCAGCCGCCCCAGCTCAATCTCAGCCCTGATCGCGTGTTTGAGCATATCGTAATGCCCATTGAAATCTTCATGAAATGTCGCCTGGGTCGATTCGGCAAAATTGAGAGTGCTGGCGCGAATCGCCCCCTTGAGATATTCGGAGTTCACCCGCCATCGTTCTGGATCCAGCCCCACAGCTCGATAAAGCCGCTTGCCGCTCTTGTCCCAAATCCCCGTAATCACCGGCACAATCCGTTCGTACTCTTCGAGCAACCCTTTATCCGACGGTCTCAACAGTTCCGCAGGCGTGTAAAATATCGACTTTTTCCCCGTCAATCGCTCTTTTACCAATTTAGCCTGGGCGTTAAAGCTCCCCACCAAGATTGGGTAAAGTCGTGATCCAAGCGGTAAATTGTGGTCGTTTGGCTCAATTGGCATGGTCGATCACCGCCGGTTGCGTGCCTGGCTGATTGATCTCCCAAAAATACCGATCCCCAAACGGATCCGGCGCCTTGCCCAGCTCGGCCCGGAACTCATTCAGCGAAATACCACCGGCAGTAAAGTTGTCGCGAGCCCGTTTGTGACGATCGTTGAGGTTTTCGGCCAAATCGGGAATCTGAGACAAATCGTGAACCACCCGATACTTTCGCGGGTCAAGCCCAAACTCAGGCATCAAACGCCGTGAAATCGTCGATCGAATCAGCCCCAAAATCGGTAGAACCCCGCTTCGCCACGCAGCCTGAATGGCCACGCCAAAATTATCGTAAGTTTTGGTGGCACTTGGCAGGCCGTGAACCTCCGGACTCGTACCAATAGCCGCCAGAACCATGGGCATAGCCCCGTTTGGGAGCTTGTCCAGCGCCATTTGTTCAGGCGAAAAACCAATCGTGTCAATCTTGATCCGACGATTCAGCGAAATCGTTCGCCCCCGATTATCACCACGGGTCATTCGGTTGACCTGACTCTCAATTTCCCCGCCTTCGTCGTCCAACAATTCGTCGTTCGAATCCTCAGGAGTGATGATCAGGCCCGGCACACCACCGTTTTTGAGGATCGAAACCGAATAGCCAGCCGCCTCATTCAAAAGGCAAATCTGGCGCAAAACCGCCTTGAGTTTGGAGAGTCCGAGCCGCGTGTTGAGCGGATCAATTCCCCAGCGGAAATGCAAAACATCTTCTTTGGGAATGTTCAGCGTCCGACCGTTGACCATATAGCGCCAATAGTCCAGATAGCGTTCCCCAGTCGCTGGATAGAGCGGGAAAACGTATCGTTCGTCAAGCCAGTGAAGTCCGATCGGCAGCCCCGCAAAAGCGTCGCGTTCGATGTATAAAAACGCATTTCCGGAAGTGATGACTGATAAAGCCATCGCCAAATCTCGCGTAAAAGAGTCGTAATTGTCGTTCGATTTGACCCACAATTCGGCCAAGCCTGTATCGTATGCCGGTGCCCAGGTGCCATCGCCTTGGCGCTCCTCCACGACCAACGGGCACAAATTGACCTTTTCGGCAATCCAATTGCAGGCGATGGAAACGACATCGTTGAGATAAAGCCGCCCCGCCTCCAATTCCCAGTCATGTTTCGCACCCGGTAAAAGGGCAAAACTGCGACCTCCGCCGCCCCCGCCCATCCCGTTGTATATTTTCAGATTCGAACCATTGTCGCCAAACGCGTTGCCGCCGTTGCCGCTAATCATCCCGGCCTCCTACAACTCGGATCCGCCGTTTCACGGCAAGTTTGCCAAACGCCCCGCTTGACGCATCCACCTGGTCATCGTGCTTGGCGTTCGGGAATGTGCACAGTTCTTCAATGTACTTTCGATTCCACTTTGCACGCACCAAAATGACATTCCCCGCCTCGCACTGAGCCGCAAACGGATCGGCCCTGACTTCCTTTGAGCCGGTCGGATGTTCGTGCCGCACCGCAAACCCGGCCAATTCTCGCGCCTCCAATTCCGCCGCATCTTTCCCCGCCGATCCGCCTTCGTGCTCAATCCAGCACACCGTTCCGCGCGGGTCCATTTCGGCACATTGACGCTGTAAAATCCGCCGTTGTTGTGGCGACACCTGAGCCCGCACCACATCGACCACATAAAACTTGCCGTCCCACTCACACATCAAAACGCCAACGGTATAGTCCCCACCATCGACCGTCGAAGCCTTATCCCAATATCGCACCCACTTGAGACCCGGCCCCGCTGGCGCCACATCGACAAACTGAGCGAACCAAGTTTGCTGAAAAAGCCCCCCGGAACGTGGTGACGGTCGTTGTTGGTAAAGTGCCGCCCAAATCCATGATCCCACCGTTTCACGTATTTTCGCCAATTTCGCCAGGCTGAATCGAGTTGGCCACAGAGCCGCCCCCTCAGGCCGCCCAATCGCATCCCCATCGCCCTCGGAAATCGCTGGAAGTGAGATATATTCCCACCGGTCTTCGACGTCTTCAGACTCGACAGCTTCGCCCGTTTCCGCGTCACGACCTTCGACCAACGAACCGATTAAGTCCGACTCATGCCGACGAGTCATAATCACAATCGCCGCGCCGTTGGGGCTCAAACGGGTCATCGCCTCAGAGGTAAACCAATCCCAAACCCGTTCCCTTTGGAGTGGCGAATTGGCTTCTTTGACATCTTTCACCGGGTCATCACAAATCAGGATATCCGCACCATAACCGGCCACCCCACCTTTGACCCCGACCGCAAACACGGCCCCGCCCTCAGCCGTTTCCCATTGACCCGCCTGGGCCACCTTGCTCGAAAGTGGCATCCCGATCCGCTCGGCCAACAACCGCGCTTTCCGCGTGAATTTTCTCGATAATGCCACCCCCCAGCCCGCCGTGATGATTTCACGCTTTGGATTTTGCTCCAATAACCACACCGGCGCATGAATCGAAAGCAGCTCACTTTTCCCGTGCCGTGGTGGCATCGAAACGATCAGGCGTCGAAGGTGGCCAGAATTGACCAGCTCCACCTTGCTTTGCAAAAGGACCAAATGCGGAGCGTCCCAATCCCGATCTGGCGACACCTTTTTCAGCCACGCGTTAAACCGCCCTTGTTTCGCTTCCTTTGGCTTCGTCAGTTTTCGTGGTGGATCGACCAACTCAACGTCAATCACATCGCCTTGGGGTATTTCTGGCGTGTTTTCGTCGTCATCTGGATCGTCCGGTTCGTCGGGAACTTCCAAGACCGTTCGCGAGCCATCGACCGTGTCATGAATCAATTTCATCCAAGTGACGGCCATTTCGTCGCCTGAGAGAGCCTGCGTGACAGTCTCCATGGCGAGCTTGTCGGCGATACTTAAACCGTCATCGGTAAACGAGTTCAAAAGCCGTCGCAGCGCTTCCTTGTACGCCTCTTTTCGTTGCGTGAAGTTAGCGCGTACCCGATTCCCCGGCTGGAATCGAGTGATCCCGCTAAATTTGTGACCGGGTGTGAATCGCCCGTTTTCTTCTCGCATCTTTTACAGTTGTAGCGCCATCGTTGACCATCGATTCACCATCGTTTGCGGGGTAAACAACTTGCCGATTTCCGCGATTTCCGCTTCGGTCAATTTTCGAACCTGTTCCGTGTCGATCTGAATACATTCAGGCCGCGTCAAAACAGGCTGTTCTTTGGTCCGATATCCTGGTGGTTTCATCATTTCATTCATCCTCTGAATCAAGGTCTGTGAAAGTGATCTGCTGATTCCTACGCTGTTTCGAACGTCGGTGCGCGTCCAGAATCGCCCACTGAATTTTGCGCCAAAGATACGTTCGAAACGTGGTCCCTTTGTCCGATCGCCACTCCAAAACCGCCGCAATCAAAGCGTCCTCCGCAACCCTCTTGCGTTCCACGACCTGATCAGGCGATAAACGAATCGTCCGATTTTTATCGAACGCAATGTTGTAGCAATCCGGCAGCCATTTGACGACTTTGTTTTGCTGCCGTTTCGTGAGCCGTTTCACCGGTTTGTCAATCACGGATCGCCCCCCTCAATTGCTCAATCGCCAAGCCGATCTGCTTCTGAGCCTCCGGTACAGGCCACCGCATGCGGTTCGCGATGTAGGTAATCGACCTGGGCGGAGTCCCATCCAGACCATACTTCCACATCAGGACTTTCGATTGATCGACTGACAATTGGCCAATGGCCGCCCGTAACTTGCCTAAATCCTCGACAAGAATCAGCTCGTCAAGGCTGTTCGGAGGATCCTGATCAGAAGTGATTCCGGAGGCATATCCTGACATCTTCGCTTTCAGGCCAGCATCGAGTGCGGAGAAAACCGTTCATCGTCTTCGTCGTCATCATCGTCGTCGTCGTCATCGTCCGAATACGCATCCGCCCACCCCGATACGAGCTGCTTTGAACGCTCCAACATCCCCAACACCTGACAGACACCACCCATCCAGACCGCTGAAAACTCATCCAATTGCTCATCTCGCGAGCATGTCTTGTCAAGAATCAGGACAACTTGATTCCCGCGCCGCTTGAGCTCGGCCACCATTTGCTGAGTGGTCGCGAACTCCAAAAACGTGTTTTCATGTGATTTACTCAAGTCATTCACCATCCGGAATCAGCTTATCCAACAACGGTTGAACCAATTCGACGAAAATCCCGATCGGGGATTGTACTTTACAATTTGTCAATGTTTTCCACTGATTATCGGCTTCGGACAACCACCAATCGCAAGCCGTAATGTCATGGCTTTCATCCGCCGTTTTTCGACCCTTGCGAAAGTAGTGCTCCGATGCCGAAAGCATACAGTGAATAACGTGCTCGTCATATTGCAGCCACACGAGCAACGGAACCAGCACCGTTTTTTGATAGTCCACAAACTGATAAATCGGACTGGTACGGTAGTAGCCTGGGCACGAGCCCCGCGTTCCTTCCAACTCATTCACCCGAGCGTTCAGAGTCTCAATCGATTCAGCCTGATTTTCATTATGCTGCCGCATCGACTCCAATTGCCGCTTGGCAAACAACAAATCCACTTCCATTTGAGTCCGATCCGGAATCAGACATTCGGAAGTATCCGCTGGCAAATTGCCCATATAAGGCATGTCGATCACTCCCATCAAGAGGCCAAAGAAATCAAGAAATTCACGAACCAGCTTCGCGAACCGCGCGTTCGAGAAATTTGATATCCCCCAAATTCGCTGTGAATTCAGCAATGTTCTGGATGGCCAGAATCTCATTCTCAAATCGCTGGATGTACCGCGCCGATTTGATTTGTCTTCGACGGGATTCAGCCCCGGCCAAAGTCAAAACCGCCTCCACATCAAACGCCCTCAGAGCGTCCATGGTCGGATCCAGTCGGCCCAGGCAGTTCGGTATGACTTTTTCCATTTCGTAGGCGCTCATTCGGTATCCTCTTCCAAAAACGCTTTCGCAACCATTCCGGCAATCCCGCTCGAAGGATTGCAACTCGCACACTTCAGAACCAGCTTTCCACGGAACTCCACAGGATTGATCCGAGGCCCCAAAGCCATCTCGGTGCCGCAATCGTAACAATGTACGACGATCGCGTTCATCACAAATTCGGAGTGATTGACCACCTTCGCCAATCGCTGTTTTTGCAACTTTTCCGCCCACAATCGGGCCTGCCGAAAAGTCATGGCCGAGTGAGTCTGGCCAAAACAATGGGCAACGTACCGCAATTCTGTGCGTTCAATTCGCATCGCAGAATCGGAGACTTGGACCCACTCACGACTCCCAAGGATCCGCCAGAGCAAATGGGGTTTTGTTTCCACCCATTTGTACTTCATTTCAAACATCCGTTATCTCCTAT